ATATCCAATGAGAACCATGGTCGCAGATTACTCCTTTGACCAGTTACAAACTATTAAAGGATTCTTTACTGAGGATCAATGGAATGCTATCGACGCTGCCCTTTCTGACTATCAAGATTATGGCGATTATGAAACGCAATTGTCAGAATCAATCAGAGATAAGATTCGCCAGTTGTATGATTAAGACCAGTTGATAAACCGAACACCAGCACCCCACGGGGTGCTTTTTCTATGGGTATAATACAGAAGTACACGAGACGAGATCATTTTGACCGCTTCCACCCTGACCGATACAACCTACAACGGTTGGACCAATTACGAAACCTGGAATGCTGCCCTTTGGATTGGCAACGATGAAACCATCTACCGCCACGCTAAAGAATGCAAAAATCTTGGTTACCGCAAGTGGGCGATGTGCTTCATCGATGAGTTCGGCGAATACAACACAGGTGACGGCGTTGCCTGGTTGAGCGACGAGATCGACACTGACGAAATGGATGAGATGTTGGACGATCTCTAAACCGAACACCAGCACCCCACGGGGTGCTTTTTTGTGGTTATAATGCATGAGTACACAACGCTGCTGCTTTATGCGTCGTCTCGCCAAGTTCAAAGGTCACTGGACCAAGGTCTACCATCAATTTAAGACTGGTCGGATCGACCAATCACGACTTGAGACCCTGATCGCTGGACCACCTGCCACATCTTACAGATCCATGTCCATCCTCAACGATTTCTGAACCAGTTCACAAACTGACCACCAAACCCCCAAATGGGGGTTTTTTCGTGTATATTAAGAGAGTCAAACGAATTCATTCTATGACTTGCTCCGCTCCTGCTCTCGACACGACCTATAATGGTTGGACCAACTATGAGACCTGGAACGTCGCCCTCTGGATCGGTAACGATGAGTATTTGTACCGAGTCGCCAGAGGATGCAGCAACTTCACCCGTTTTGTTGCTGCAGTTGAAGACATCATGTGGGATACCCCAGATGGCGTCTCCCTCACTGATCCTAAATTGGACATTGAGGAACTAGACGAGATGATCGACGATCTTCACAGTTAAGATTTGTTGCAAACCAGGGGCATCACGCCCCTTTCTCCTCTACAATAAACACATGACAAAAACACTCATCCACGGCAACGGTTTTTTCGCTTCCCCTTCCATGGTTTCATTCTGTGAGAGCATGGTTGAGCAAGAGATCAACCAAGCACGGATCAACCAAGAAATCCGTCAAGGTCTACGCCCTGCCCCCCGATCATTTGGTTACTCTCAAACCTGGAACATTTCAGACCGTCACTAACAACAATGATCGCACAATCTCTACGAATTCTTGGTATCCTCCTAGTTCTAATAGGAGGAGTTAAAATCTTCAACGCTGCACAATCTACCATCGAAGATGTCACTCACTCACAGAATGCTAAATGTGAACAAATGAATGAAATCCTCCCTGGTTCATGCACAATGAAGTAAAGACTTATTAGGGGTCTTATGTGACCCCTTTTTTATTACAATCTCTCCACTATCTAACACAAACCCATGACTCAATCTGTAATGACAAAGTATGACTTTTCAGATGTAATTCGTTTGTATAATGATACACTTACCCCATTGGCAGAAAGTTATAACAATACCAAGAATATGGGAGGAAAGATAAGAGGAACTGTAGGCAAACTATATGAGAACATTGCTCATGCAATCATCCTTATGGTTAACCCTAACCTAACAGTATTACACAACGATTATTTACATGTACCGTCACGCAGTGGTAGATACTTTAAGAAGACACAAGTTGATTTACATGTATACAATCAAGACAAACTAATTCTTGTTATCGAAGGCAAGACATTTCTAGATAGTAGTATGTTAGATCGTGCAATCTCCGAGTTCGATAAGATTAGACGTGTTAAACATAAAATGTTACCTTGTTGTGTATTTACAGGGCAACAATGTGTATCAGAGGAGTCATTCTTATGGTTTCATGATGAACAACCGTTTGATCTCTTCGTTGTTAACGAAACCAAGAAACGTGACAGTAAATATCCTATCTTTCAGACATTAGACCCATTAGATGTAAACAAACTAACACAGTTTGCTGATTACGTTGATAACATCGTGCAACGCAGTTAATAACAGTGAAATGACAGTATATTGGGGTATTCGATGATACCCCCGACCCGCCGAGCGAAAAAAGTACCGTCTTTCTAAGCTATAAACGTTTCCCAGCGACCTGTATATAAATAGAAAGTGAAGTTATAAAAATTTCGCCCCAGAAAAAATTTTCCCAGAAAGTCAAATGGCAACTACATTTACAATTCCTGCTGCACAACAACCTCCTTATCCCAATAAATATGGAGAGGCACCTGCTGCCAGTGAGAGTGTAAGCAAACTAGTATTTAATGATAACGATACATTAGTGGTCACCAAAGGTGGATCCGATATAAATTACGCAGTATGGGATAATAAACTCATCAAGAAAGTAGAGACTGCTTTCAATGCTGGCGAGAAAATCGGAGAAACTATTGCTATAGCAGTTCGTGAAGGTGGTCTCAAAGCATCATGAAGGACTATAATCATTATTTAAATAAGCAAGCAGAAGTTTTAACTGAATTCGATGATTTCTGCGATCAATTTGAGCAGAGAGCAACGGAACAATTTAAGAATCCAAATAAACAAGATGAACGATTTGAACTCCTCCGAGAACTCACAGAACATGAGCATCGAAATGGTGCTGGAGATACTGACGAATAAAATCGCCATGCTGGAAGCAGAGATCGATGGTTTAAAAAAACCCAAACTCATGTATAAGCGACCAGGTGATGAGGAGCATGAGAAACTAACAGCATATCTTGATGATGTAGAATATAGACTACGAGTACTTGAGAGATAATGGCAGTTATACTTAAACCTGGGGTAGGGTTTATAACAGGGATATCACGACAGTGGCAATTTCTGCCTGCACCCAGTGGTAGTATAATGGGCACAAGTGTCTCACGTGTTGGGACACATCTTAATATATTAGAGTATATCAGTCAGATAGAGATCACGGCATGTACAACGGGTGTATGTGGCACACCCCCCATGCCAGATTTAGTTACAAGCATCGAGGTGATACCTGAAGGATGTACAGTATTGTCGGGTGGGGTGCCTCCCATACCAGAGATGAGTATAGGTGGAGGATTTAGTGCTCCAGAAGTTGTATATGGTAAGATAACAGGTGCATCGGTATGTTTAACATTACCATTTGCATTAACTGGTGGATCACATTACACAGAGAAATATTTGTATGATGGAGGAGTTGGATTTAGTAAAGTACATAAGAGTGGTACGACGAATCCCAACGAGACAAGATTTGATATGTTAGAAGCAGCAAGATTTTATGGTAGTGGGCAATTATATAATTACAAGAGGGATAAAGTAATTAAGGTAAAGAGGGGACCAACAGGGTCTGATTTTCCATCGAGCGGAACTCTGGGCGCTTCAACATGGATGCCAAAAAACGTAGCAGCAGCAGGAAGTAAACAGAATTTATTAGTAGATAGGATAGCAGCAGGAAAAAATTATTTAATAGGATACCCGCCCTCTCTGATTAGAAAACTAGATTTTTTCTATACTATAAAGGTAACCCATACCTGTCCACCGTATATAACATTATTTACTGCACATTGTATAGTAGATAATAATTGGGATAATCACGCCAAGAGAGTAAAGTATAGAATAAATAGACAAAAGGAACCACGAGAATCGGCAAGTTAAATGGCAATAGGATCTGGTATATCACGATTAGGAGATATGGAATCTGGGCACCAGTGTTGGCACCCAGTAATGACTGTAACAGGAGCAGGTGCTAAAGGTACTGCTGTATTGATTAATAAAGTACCTGCTAATAAAGTAGGAGATATTACAAAGATACACACATGTGGTAAGAAACCTCCTCATCCTGATAAATGCATTAAGGGTTCCAAGAAACTAATGATTAATAAGAAACCAGCAATGAGAATTGGTGATATATTAAAACCTGGTGGTGCTGTTATGGCAGAAGGTTCACATTCAGTTCTTGCTGGTTAAAATCTGTGGTATAATATTGACAGTTTATAAAAGATTATGATTCGTTCAAAATCAATTTCTGGTAATGATGTTACCATTGAAGCAATCCCCAAGAAGACAAGACAAGGATACGGAAAGCACACTAAATATGCTGCTACTTCACGTAATAAGAAAAAGAAGGCATATAGGGGACAAGGTAAAAATTAATGTATCAAGCATTACCTAGCAGATTACATGTCAGGGATAGCGATACAGCAGGTCAGGGTATCTTCGCATTAGAAGATATCCCTGTAGGAATGGTATTAGGTATGTCTCATATTGTAGTTGATGAAGTCATTTATAGAACTCCTTTAGGTGGTTTTATAAATCATTCTGATGACCCAAATTGTGTCAAATGGAATGAAGATGATAAGTATTTTATTAAAACTTTAAGAGCAATACACAAGGGGGAAGAGTTATTTTTAAAATACACCTTCTATAGTGTGCATAAATAACTGAAAACTAGTGTTATTGTGCCAATTTTTGCTCCACTAAAGGATCTAAAAATCAATTTTAAGCCACATCCCGTTACTGGTGATCTTCAAATCACCAAAGATGAGGCAGCTGTTAAACAATCTGTTGTCAATTTATTGATGACTATACCTGGGGAAAGACCGTTTAATAACGATCTAGGATCTAATTTATCGGCATTATTATTTGAACCGATGGATTATGGTGTAGCGGCACAAATAAAAAATGAAATTACAACAACTATAGAAAATTACGAACCAAGAATAGGTATCATAGATTTAAATGTAGAACCATTATATAATGAAAATTCGTTTGATGTTCATTTGGAGTTTACGATACGTGGACGTGATGATAATGTTCCCCTTGAGATCAACTTCCTACTTCAAAGAACTCAATGAATTATACGCAAGTTAATAATCTAGATTTCGTAGATATTAAAACATCACTTAAAGATTACCTTCGAGCGAAGACAGATTTTACTGATTTCGACTTTGAGGGATCAGTATGGAGTAATTTACTCGATGTTTTAGCGTATAATACGTATTATACAGCATTTAACACTAATATGGTGGTAAATGAACTGTTTTTAGAATCTGCTACGTTAAGAGATAACGTAATTACATTAGCAAAACAGTTAGGATATAAACCCAAATCAGTAGTTGCACCTCAAGCAGTAGTAAATTTCAAAGTATCTTTTACTGGAACTGCTCCTTCCTCAATAATTCTTAAGAAAGGTACAGGTTTCGTAACAACTTTTGATGATAAACTTCACAGATACGTTGTTATCGATGATGTTAAGGTTCCTGTTGCGAATGGAGAGGCACTATTTGAGAATGTGTCGATATATGAAGGTACATTAATCAATGATAGTTACACTGTTAACACTGCTTCTAGCAATCAGAGATTCATTTTAAGTAATGCTGGAGCAGATACGAGTACAATTCGTGTAAAAGTCTTCCCATCTAGACAATCTACCTCATTTGTATACTATAATC